AGAGATATCCATTCACCTTGGTGTCCAGAAACGAGTTCGTTCGTGGGAAGAGTTGTTCCATTTGCAGGTGTCCCCGTACCCGCAGCCGTTTGACCAGGTGCATATGATCCATTACTCGTATTGTAATACGGATACTGTGTATGCCAAAAAGAGGTTAGCGACTCATCGAAAACCGTATATGGTACATTTGCCGGTGTCCCTGTGCTTAGAGTACTACTCGCCGTCACCACGTACCCATCTTGAGAAGCGCTCGTCAAAGCCACCCTCGGATACTTGATGAGTTTCTTGGATCGGGGAAACTCTGTGACCACATTGGAGTTCAACTTGATGGCAGCCGTATTTGCTGTGTGGAGGAGGTTCATGTCACCACCCACCTCGACATTCCCCGACACCGTGAGGTCTTCGGACATCGTCACATTCCCCGACACCGTGAGGTCTTCGGACATCGTCGCGTTCCCCGACACCGTGAGGTCTTCGGACACCGTGAGGTCCTTCCCCACCGCGACGTTTCCTGTGGTCACGAGACCGGTCGCCGCATTGGTGAACTGCACGGTTTGGGACGTCGTGTTCCCCACGTCCGTGACACTGGCGAGACCGTAGGTGGGACCGATTTGGATGTTTCCCAACTCTATGTTTTCGGCGACGATGTTTCCTTCCACCCTGAGGTGCGCGTTATCTATGTTTAGATAACCAGTCTGTTCACTGACGGACATATCTACTATGAAGGGAGGTTTTTTTAAGTGACAGAGTCACTTGATACGAGGGAAGTCCTGCGGACTTCGATCGGGATGTTTTCTTGCAAAGTGGGTTGCACTTTGGAGGAATTAAATTTGATACATAATGAGCGCGATACCCGATCCACCATTACCACCTATCATATCAGAACCCATGTAGGTAGCACCCGCACCACCACCACCAGTATTATCTAAACCATTCATCGGTGAGGAATGACGCCATTTACTACCACCAAGAATATTGGAACCGAGTGAATGTCCACCTCCACCTAAACCACCCGCGATATCTGTTGTATCATAATTCGAGTTAGCTCCAGCACCACCACCTGCAAAATACGTTCGACTCGTGTTATATCGATCTCCATAAGCAAGTCCAAATATAGAAGCAAAATTATATGTTACACTGTTGACTGTAACTTCATATAATCCAACTCCACCAAAACCACCATAATCAGGGTTACCACTATTATTAGCATCGCCACCCACGGCACCCGCACCTCCACCTCCACCTCCACCACTCTGAGTTGTGCTCCCATCAAGACCGACTCCGGAACCACCGGAACCTCCGTTATTTCCATACCCATATGTTCTCGAATCAGCGCTAATCGATGTATCCGTTGTCTGAGTTCCACTATAACCCTGAAGATTTGTATTATTTTCACCCTGCCCACCGCCACCTGAACCACCACTGTTACCATTAGCACTTCCGTCACCAATTGCACCACCGCCACCACCAAGTGCTGTTAAATGTAAAAAGGTCGAGTTTCCACCATTACCACTGGGATTTCCCTGGCTAAAACTACCAACTCCACCATGACCTACAACAACATTATGAGCTCCATCTGGAACTGATAAATTGGGCATAAATATAAGTCCCCCCGCACCACCTCCACCGGCGTTGTCACTACCACCACCCCCACCTCCACCAACTAGTAAAATATTTACAGAGTTTATACCGTTAGCATAGAAAATCCCAGATTGAGTGAATGCATGTATTCTGTATCCATTTAAATCATACGTGGCATTACCACCCAACGCCATTCCACTCTTAAACATGTACCCACTCGAAATGATATTCCCTGTCACCGTGAGTTCCTTCGCTACCTCCACATTCCCACTCACCGTGAGGTCCTTCCCCACCGTGACGTTCCCCGTCGTGGTAAAGGCTGTGTGTGTATTGGTAAATTGGATGGTGTCTGGGGTGGTGTTCGAGACATCGGTGACGGTGGATAGACCGTAACTCGGCCTGACTGTCATGTTCCCCAGATGAACTTGGTTCGTGTGGACATTACCAAACACCCGCAAGTTCGCGTTGTTGATGTTCAAATAGGCGTCGGGGCTATTGAGCGACATACCTTCTACTATGAGGGGAGAGTTTTTTAAACTGGTGGAAACCCGAAGGGTTTCGTCTGTTTGATACGGGACAAGTGCTTACAAAGTGGGAAGAATTGGATTTATTCAGTGGGCGTCTCCTCCGTTGGGGTCTCCTCTGTTGGGGTCTCCTCGACGGGTGTCTCCTCCGTTGGCGTCTCCTCAGTGGGGGTCTCCTCCGGTGGGGTCTCCTCTGTTGGGGTCTCCTCCGTTGGGGTCTCCTCCGTTGGGGTCTCCTCCGGTGGGGTCTCCTCTGTTGGGGTCTCCTCGACGGGGACCACCTCATCTGGACGTACCGGCCACACGGGGTTCGTGGGATCTTCTGTATTGGAAGGGAGGTCGCGGAGGGCTTGCATGTACACCTTCCATTCGTCGGGGACAGGTTTATCTGTAGATGTCGCCCGAATGACGACCCAATCACACTCCGCAAGGCGCTTGTTACGTTCGGTGCGGAGCTCCTGCATTTTAAAATTTCTTAAACCGGTATTAAACTCGTCTCTTGTCGGTCGTATATCAGTACCCTCTGTATCTATGAGCACGAGTCTATCGTATAAGTCATCATTTTCAACTTCTTTAAACTTCATCCGCGCAAAACGAATGTCCATATGTTGGATAATACCAAGTGTAAGAAGATTCTTATCGGCGGCCTCCATTAATTACATATCCGAAAAAAATTAGGTAGATTGGACCTTAAATATTACCATTTTGTTATTAGGGGTGTGTACGTTAATAGAGGAAGATCTACTCTTTCCGTATAATCTAATCTTATCACCTACATTACACTTCACCAAAGCAGTCACACCCAAATCAGAATACGTCGAACCGGTAACATGTTTCATAGCTGTTAAACCATAATTTCTATTGTTAGAGTGGTGACTTACACCGTTTAGATGAATAATTAATTCTAAATTGCGAACTTCCGTACCGGTACTCTGATGAAACGAGACTGAACCATCTACATAGTACACACCTGCTCCAGCCTGTTCTGTTATTTCGAATGTTCCATCGGTACCTATTAAAGCAATTCCGTAACTGGATTCAACCCTATCGAAGTTTATATAAGCTTCATTTGCAGCATCATATCCACCGTCGTCAGTCGCGTATATATGCGGAACGTTATAAAACCGGACGTCTCCTCGTACATCCAAAGCCGCCCGAGGCTCCGATGTCCCAATCCCTAACCTCCCCGCCTTGAGGGTCATGCTCAAGTCCCCGTGCCCGAAATACTCCTTCTGGTAGGCGTAGAGTTGGTAGATTTCGTCTTGGGACAAAGCTCGGTTGAAGAGGCGGAAGTTGGCGATTTTACCATCCCATGGAGATTGCCCCTTCACAGTACCGGTACCGGTGTACCAATCGCCTATAATGATATGATCACTTGTGTCCCAAGCAAAATCATTATTAGTGGACCCCGGGGGGACTCCTTGTTGTTCTACACCATTTAACCATATACGAATATTAAAAGCTCCTCCACCGGGATACACTACGATTACATGATTCCATGTATTCTCTACAATTCGTACATCTTTAAAATTTTTCCCGCTACTGTCACTATGCCAGTAACGGAGTGGTCCAGGTGAGTAAGTCGCGGGATCCCAAAATGATAAACCACTACGTGCAGAATTAGTGCCGTTTAAGGGATTAACAGTACGTCCGATACCATATAAACCATGTTCAGTAGTCATATCAGATTGTGGTTTATCGGACCAGAACCAAAGAGAAACCGAGTGTACCTGATCCCCAGAAAAACCCAATGCCGGTGTTGTAATATAATCATTCGTCCCATCTAGCACAAACGCCCCATCTGATACAGTCACACCTCCATTAGCCGTTCCATCATTTGTACCACTCGGAGTGAGGTCATCGACGGAAGTGACAGAACCATCCACCAGGTCCTTCGCATCATAGTAGACCTCCAACCAATCCGTGTTGGGGACGTTGGGGTAGGAGGTGACCTTCACATCCACACCAGCGGCATCGGGGTCGTATTCGGGGACGCCGAAGAGTTCCCATGCACCGATTGACACTGCAGGACTACCAACGGTATAAGGTTCCATTTTTGTAATTTGTAATCTATATTCGTCATACGCAATTGTTTGGTTAACGTGTACAGTATTGGTAGCAAGAGAAGATGTGTTCAAACTCGAAAAATCATACACTCTATACCATGTCGAGTCAGTCGTATTTTTAGCCCAAAGTATACCAGTGTCTGGATTACGTAAGGAATTACTATCTCTGTTTCTTATAATGAAATATTCTAATCTGATTTTGTCCGGGAGTTGGATACCAATCCATGAACCGTTTATAGACTGGAACGTATCTGGACTTGTCGCAGTTGCTGCGGTTCCATCGGAATTGTATGTGTTTTCAGCGGATATCCACGAATTTACAAAGAATTCATCATCGAATACATAGGTAGCATGATATATAGATGAAGTGCTAAATTCACTGGATACTTGGACAGTGTATCCGTCTTGTGTATATCCCGAGTTTAGACCAGACGGACCACCCGTCAAAGCCACCCTCGGATACTTGATGAGTTTCTTGGAGCGGGGAAACTCTGTGACCACGTTGGAGTTCAACTTGATGGCCGCGTTATTGGAGCTGTGGAGCATGTTGATGTCCCCACTCGTCACGAGGGATGTCTCGGTGTTCGTGAATTCGACGGTGTGGGGTGTGGTGTTCCCTATCCCCGTCGTGCTCTCCAGTGAGTAGCCTGGAACTATCTCGATGGCACCAACCTTGACAGCTGTCGCGTGTATGTCACCTGATACTCGGAGATGGGCGTTGTCCACGTTCAGAAACGTACTGTTCGCATTACTTGTGATGGACATATCTACTATGTGGGGAGGTTTTTTCTTACAGAGTGGGAAGCAGTCCACTTTGGAGGAAATCTTTATGCGATAGCAGTAATTTTTATAAATGGGGTAGTAATAAAAGAAGCAGCACCTCCATCCCAGTGTTGTGGAGCATGAAGATATGCTTCATAGCTGTCATTGTAATCCCTACAGGTAAAATCAATAGTTTTATTAGTAGTCCAAGATGCCAGTTTTCCAGCTGCAAGATCATCTGAACCGACATCACCAATAGTTATGGTCATATTGTTATAAACCCACTGTTCTTCATAATCCCGTGCTCTAAATGTTGACCTAGAATGAGAAACCTGCGTCTCATCTAATCTACCGGCAAAGTGTATAAGAGCATCGGTGTCTTTATACTTTACATACACGTAAAATTCATATATAACTCTGGTAGTTCCGGGTGGTGGTTTATATGAAATAGACGAACCGGTGACAATCGTGTGTGTTGTTCCAATATCCTGCTGACTTGTAACATTTTGTATTGAATATGTACCGGATAAAACCCGGACATTCTGACCATCCGCCCGTGTTTGTATCGTCTCGATAATTTCACCTGGATTGTATTGCGTTTTCGTGATGGTGCCGTTTACGGCGAGTGTACCGTTCACATCTAGGGCCGAAGCGGGTTCGTCTACACCCACCCCTATTCTTCCTGTGACATTATCGACGACTGTGTTCGACGTCCCCACGAATTTAACTTTGTCCGCATTCTTTATTTCCAACACGTTTCCGTTGGACTCGAAAGACATATCTACTATGAAGGGAGGTTTTTTTAAAGGCGTGAAAAGTCCGTAGGACTTTTGGGGGTTTGATACGAGTGGCTTCGCCACTCGGAACGGGGGAAAGGGACAATCGACTTCGTCGATTGGAACAACGAACCTTAGAAACTCTGATACAGTTTGTAAGGTTTCATGTATGACCAGAGACCTTCGGTCTCGATTCGGGACTTAGCCACAGTGATACGTGCATCCCACGAAAGCTGCGATGTGCACCGCATTGGCCTCATCTGTTTGAGTACCATCAGCTGTGAGATATCTCACCTTGTAAGCTTTTTCTGTTTCTGTAGGATGGTCTTCCCATTGGATCTGACCGTGTTCGTCGAGTTCGTTTTCGATCACGTCCGTGACCCGTGTGTGTGCGACCGCTCCCGGGTAATCGGGTGCGACCTCTTCCTCCACAGATTGGTAATAGACCTTGTTGTAGAGAGACTGTGTATTCGACTCAAGGGTGGACCACTCTTCGGGGGTTTTCGTGTCTGTAGTTGTTTGTGTGAACGTGAGTGTATACGTGTTTTGTGTATTAGCCTCGAGGTTCGAGTACTCCGCGTACGTAACAGTTGGAGGATCGACGTAGACGTTGTCCCAAGGGTCACTTTCCGTGACATTCGCGGTCGTCGTGAGTGTATACTTCACATCGTAGACCACGTTACTGGTTTGGGTATATGTTAAAGTGTACGTGTTTTGTGTATTCGCCTCGAGGTTAGACCATTCCGCGTAGGTCACATCCGAGGGCGAAACCGAAACGTTGGACCACTCGTCGTCGGCACCGACCACCGTCGTCACGAACTCGTGAGGAACTGTTTTGGTGTGATGCACATTCCCTAAATAATAGGTCTCGACAACATTGGACCGAAGGATCTGTTGGACCGGTTGGGTCACAGGCTCAAAGTCACAATCCATGGTAATTTTAGCGACCGTGTAATTGTGAAGCACGTCGTCATCCTGTTTCTGTCCGTAGCCAGCGACGTTGGATGTCGTAATGTAATCACCCGACTCGAGGGACCCGTTGGTATTCACGACCCAAATGGCACCTTCGCCGATGGAGTTGATGAAGACACGGGTATCACCCTTTTCTTTTTCTGTCACAGAAACAAAACTACCATATTCATCACTTCTTTGTTCGGGGTCTTCAGATCCTGATATGACACCAAAACATTTTTTATCCATCGCGACGTTCGAAAGAGATACGATAGGTAGAGATTCATTCATGGTAATAGCATTTGAACCAGATTCGACACCACCACTCATTTTGATGTATTTGTTTTGATCAGAGGATACAATGCGTCCTTCTAGGTCACTCGCTTGGGAGAAGGGAACATCTTTGATGAAAGTTCTGTGCTGCCCAGTAAAATTTTGAACAGTGTTATTACCAACCGATCTAAAATAACCTTTCGAGCTCCTATTAAAAGCAAATGCAAAGTTGGAGTCGGTTGTTGAAACTGTACCCAAATCCCAAAAGTTATTAGCGTATTGGTTACTATACTGTATAAAACGTAATGCTGTACCATTATACCATGCACCGTCTGACTGGTGAATTGTAAATAATCCGCGACTCATTCCCCCTGATACATCCAAAGCCCCCCTCGGAACCTCACCTTCCCCTAAACCTATTCCGACCCGAGTATTCGAGAAGTTCACCACGTGGTGGCCCTCGTCGCACCGACCCATATCATAGAGGGTCTTGACTTCCGAGGCTGTTAGGATCTTATCATAAAGTTTGAAATTGGAAATGGAGCCGTCGAAATAGTTGGATCCTCCCCATGGTTGAGAACCGAGTGCAACCCTACTATTTTCCGGTAAATTGAGTGTCATTGCATTTGTACCCCCGTCTATAGGTTTTTCAATACCGTTTACATAAACAGTATGAGCTGTCGAAGAACTTCCCTGTGCACCACCGTTATAGGTATACACTATATGAAACCAAGAACCCGGAGTTATATCACCAGTAAACGTCGAATTACTACCCGAAATAGAAAGATGGATGGTACCCGCGTTAGCTAGTAACATCATCGAAAATCTCGAAGTTAATGTTGCATCGTTTTCGCCACCTATACTACTGAGATACATATTTGATCCTTCACTATCCCTTTTACACCATAAACTCACAGAGTGAACAAAAGCACCGGAGGGAATACCGAGATCACCACTAACAACATAATCACTATTCCCATCAAACACCAAAGCCTTCTCACTCCCATTATACGAAGCCGTCCCCACAAAAACGCCATCATTCCCCCTCCCACTCGTGTCCCTCACAGCCCCCTCGAACGTGGGGTTGGTCGAGGTATTGTATTCCACCACGAGTCGGTCTCGCCTCGGTGTATCGTCCGCGTCTAGGGCCGGTCCTATGCGGGGAACGTCGAGGTTCTTAGTGAGGGTCAATTGGCCATCATGGAGGACGGATTGACCCTGCTCGCGGGTGCCGAAGAGACGCCATTCACCTATTCCCACATAGGTATTCCTGAATGAATTCCCTTTTGTGATGACAATCGCATAATATTTATAAAATGTACTCGAATTAATGGTATATTTTAATGTATGCCCAACTCCGCTACGACTAGTGGTGGAGTTGGTGCCTAGCACGACACCCGTTACAGAGAGTAAAGAATTCCACATATTATTATCATTAGAACCATAAAATGTGAAATCTCTTGGGAATTCCGACTCGGTATTCGGACCCGTTAAAACAAACTCTCTTACATTTACACGATATGGAAGTTCAAGCTTAACAAAATCACCGAGAGGTGCTCCCGAAGCTAATTGTGATGTTCCTGAATAACTGTTATCTACTCCGTTATAATATGTTCCATTAAGGGTATACCATGCAGAGGACGGTCCCTCTCCAGCATGTTCGCGTCTATGGTCAAATACACGCCACTCATAAAAAATACTTCCTGAACCGTTATCGAATGCACCACTCCCATTCACCTTAAACACACCGTGTCCCTCCATATACGTCTCGTAGCCCGTCATAGCCCTAGGAGGAAACTCTTCCAAGTTGTGTGGCTCGTCGAGAACCGCGAGGCGTCCCTCAGGTTCCTCAGTCCCCAAACCGAGACGACCCTTATGGAGCGTCATGGAGGACTTGGCCCGCCCGAACTCGTCCTTTTGGGCATCCCAAATCTCGAGGGCTTGGTCCTCCCCCACGAACTTATCGTAGACCCTAAAGTTGGCCACGCGGTCAATGTTTCCACCACCGATCTGGATGGGGATGGAGTCGACACCTGTGCCGAAGAGTTCTAGTTCACCAGCGGATGCATATGTAGCATAAGTTCCACCAACAGTTTCTGTCCACACGAGTCTATAATAATCATATGCGGTTGATGAAGTTACCCCAAATTCTCTTCCAGTCGTATCAGACCACCCAGTAGATAAACCATTCCAACTATGTACAGAAAACCATGTGGTTCCATCAATACTTCCGAGAAGATAACCACTCTTCGGTGACCTATGAATACCCAAATCATCGTAAGTTCCCCCATCCACGTAAAGTGGATAAAATTTAAATGAAGACACTGTTACTTTATGGGGTAATTGAATTTGTAACCAGTCTCCATATATATTACCTATAGATTCAACTGAAATGTTTGTATTACCACCAGTTCCACCAATCCAAGTACCTGATGTATTATAATTAGCAACTCCCGCTTCCCAGCCATCGTTACTATCGTTACTCGTATGTTCACCGTTGAAAGATTCCCATGCCTCATAAATTGAACTGTAAACGGTACTCGCACTCGCCACATACCCCCTCTGAGCCGGACCCGTCATTGGGATGTGTGGATACTTCAAGACCCGATTGGGATCGGGAAGGCGAACCAGGTCGTTCTCGCGGTGGCCGTAGAACTTTAATTGTTGGAGACCCAACCGCCCATTTCCATTTCCGACAGTTTCAGTGACAACGAGTCCTATATATTTATATGCTTTAGTGGAATTCAACGTGTAATATGATGTACCGTCATCTTGTGGAGCTTCATTTGAAAATGAAGGTCCAATTTGTTCCCAGTTTGTATCATCGTTCGAACCATAAAACTTAAAATTTTTAGGAGCTTGTGGCTCATAACTTGTTCTAGCATCTATATTCACATGTGATATTTTCAATTTATATGGCACAGCCAATTTTATCCAATGTCCATTATCTGTTGCCGGGCCTCCTGAGTTTGTTCCTAAATTATATGTGGACCCGGATGTATATACACCACCCGGAAATGCAGATGTCGATGAAACATAAAAATCCGAATCACCCGCAAAAATTCTCCATAGCGGATAAGTCGTATCTTCATCACTCGCACTCACCACATACCCTCCTTGCGAGTACCCCGTCATGGCGAAGGGTGGATAGTCCCCGAAGGTATCTTCGGCTTGGTCCTCCGAGACCTTACGTCCATCGAGGTAGGTTACCCGAGAGCCACCTTCACCTTGGTACGCGTAGGTGAGATTGTGCCATGTATTGGATTGGAGATCCAAGTTCACGGAATCCAACTTTTCTTGATCCGAAATGGAAAAGACACATGTGTTCGAGACGTTCGCCTCGAGGTTCGAGGAATTGAACCACATGGAGACAGAATGGGGTTGGTCGCCCTCCAAGAAGGTGTTGGCCTCGAGGGTCACGTTGGACGTGAGGGCACCTGTGAGTTCCCAATACTTCCCAGTCTCGTTATAGGTCGTAGCGGTTCCGGTGGGTGTGGGACCAGTGACGCGGTTCGTGAAGGTCTCACCTAGGTTCCCGTCCACGTACACGTTGGCTCCGGTCGTTTGAGGTGTGTTCATCACGGAGGTGAAGGTGGTATCGATCGAAGTGTCACCAGCGGGTGGGTCTTCTTCGTAACCGTAGTATTCGAGTTCACCAATTTCTAATACACCATAAGCATTGGTTGTTTTAATCTTTTCAATTATGAATACAATGTACGAAAAATACCCATTATTTACTATATTGTTTATAGATGTACGATATTCTATGTCATAATCACCAACGGTAGTACTAGACCAACTCAAATCCCCGTCATCAAATGTTTTTAATAGTGTCCAGTTGGTACCATCAACACTACCTAAAAATGTACCAGAAGTTGGTCTTTTATCATTATTGGTAGTGTATGTATTTTCTCTAGATGAAAAATGTATACGCTCAACCTTTATTTTTTTAGGGAGTTCAAGTTTGATGTAATGACCCGCGTAAGAAGTGCTGTTTTCATCTTGAAATGTTACACCGCTTATAGGGTCACCGGTCGCTTGGACGTACCCATTTCCACCAACGTCTTCGGATGACCATACGTGAGCAGTGGTAGTTCCCTCACCACCTTTAGTTGAGAAGGCTTTATACACTTGTCTATCACCATACACACTATCCGTACTCACCGTATACCCCGCTTGTGTGTACGTATTCGTGGTATCATTCCCATCCACTTTCGAAGCATCAAAAACAATCTCGGGATACTTCCTCAAAGGCACAGCCTTTGGTAACCGCCCATGAGGCCCCTTATGTTCCACGACCACGTTGGAGTCGACACTCGTGGTGACGTTCGAGGTGAGTGCCAGGTTTCCGCTGATACTCACATCACCCACGATCGCGCCATCCGCGATGGTCAAACTCGAGACCGTGAGTGGTCCTGTATTTGAGGTGCCGTGCACATCTAGGGCGTATTGGGGCGAGGATGTGCCTATACCCACGTTCGATGTGGCGACCATTTTCACCGCATAGGGCACCGCGTTCGTAAAATTCAAATAGCCGTCTGGTGAGGAGAGAGGCATATCTACTATGAAGGGAGGTTTTTTTAAACTGGGGAAAAGCCAACGGCTTTGTTTGATACGAGGGAAGTCCTGTGGACTTCAATCGGGATGTTTTCTTGCAAAGTGGGACAGTCGCTTCGCGACTGGAACATGAGTCCACTTTGGAGGAAATTTTTAATCCCATACTATTCCTGTGATGGTTCCATAAGAGGGACTCCATTGATAATTACTCGCACTATTAGGATCCACTTCTAACTGAACTTTATACGAATCACCCAATGTTAAATTAGACATTATCCCTAAAAACCCATGACCATCTAAACGGGTATGATTAGTGTAATGATATTTTGTCCAACCCGAGCTACTTGGAAAATATAAAACCTCCATGGTACGCTGATTTTGAACGGCTAATCTGTAATTTATAGCTCGGGAAGTACCATCGACATAATCTCCTGTAATTGAAACCGAGTACAAAGGATTGTTCGAATAGGCTGTCCACTCTTCACCATAAGAAACAAAGGTTTGCCATCCATCTTGGGTAAATGATATACCAGTCGGGTTCGGATGAATCATTCGAGCTCTCGTTTTTCTTAGAGACCCACTTATGTGAACATCACCCCTCACATCCAAAGCCGCTCTCGGCTCCGACGTCCCAACCCCCAACCTACCCGCTTTGAGGGTCATGCTCAAGTCACCATGACCGAAATACTCCTTCTGATAGGCGTAGAGTTGGTAGATTTCATCTTGTGTCAGAGCTCGGTTAAAGAGGCGGAAGTTGGCAATTTTGCCGTTCACCACACTAGCGTTACTGGAACTACAACCAACACGAAGTTGTGGATTTGCACCTAAACTTAAGGCGTTACCAGCTTGACTACCAGATGGTCCAGAAGTCATAGTGATCCTAGTGCCATTAATATAAACAGCTGGATTACTTAACGTAACCGAACCTCCCTCATATGCGTATGATATTTGAACCCATGTTTTAGTTTGTATATAGTTCGATGCTGTAGTGTATATATAATTACCCATAAATGAAATATAAAGTCGGTTGTTAGAAATTTGTATGGACGGACTTGTGTTTGTACTACCACCCCCTAATTGATAAATATAGTCCCCGAGAGTTGCGGGATTGTCATTTGTGTAGTACCACAAAGTAGCAGTATGTACATAATCACCCGCATCTTGTGTTATTGAACTACTGATTCTACTATCCGTGCCGTTAAAAACAAAAGCTCCATCAGATACAGTAACATTCGTCGCTGATCCATTTATACCATTCCCACTCATATCCAACACAGTACTCGGAACACCAGTTAAGTCCTTCGCATCGTAATAGACCTCCAACCAATCCGTGTTAGGAACGTTGACCTCAGACTTGACCACCACGTCCATACCATCGGCGTCGGGGTCGTATTCGGGGACGCCGTAGAGTTCCCATTCTTGGATGGAAACACCAAAATTGGTACCACCGCTCGTGCCTCGTGCTGTCACGACAATGGCGAAACGGTTATACGTTTCGGTGGAATTCACTTCGAATGGATAGTTTATAACTCCTGCATTATCCGCGATCGCCTCTGTATACCTGTGTACTTCTTTCCATGTAGTTCCATCATTACTACCGTATACGACTGCTGAACCGGGACAATTACCCCAATTACCCGGTGTACCTTGTGGAATAATTATATATCTTTCTAATCGTATCGCTTCCGGAAGTTCAATTTGTAACCATTCACCGAGTTCGGTATTAGAAGCCAATCTCGTCTGTGCTGAACCAGAGTATCCACCAGTAATTGTACTCGAGTTATATTCTCGACTATTTCCCTGCGTCGCTCCTTCTTGGGTATGCCAACCTACAGTGTCACCACCACCATTATCAAAAGCTTCCCAGTCCTGAAAACCAGAATTATGAAATGATGAAGTTACTTTATATCCCTGATATCCAGAACTTTCACCGGCGGCGCTCGTCAAAGCCACTCTCGGATACTTGATGAGTTTTTTAGAGCGGGAAAACTCCGTGACGACGTTGGAATCCCTCCTTATAGAGACCACATTCGACACGGAGAGGAGGTTCACGTTCGAGAGGACATCCAGGTTCGTGACGTTACCAGATACTTCTAGATTCTCAGCGATCGTGACATTCGAGGAGAAGGTGGCTTCTTCGGACACGGTGAGATCCTTACCGACGGTCACATTCCCCGTGACCAGTGCGTCCCTCCCCACTGAGACGTTAGCGGTGGATTGGAACCCCGTCGTGGCGTTACTGGAAACGATGGTGTCCCCGGTGGTATTGTTCACATCGGTCACATTTTCGAGACCGTAGGACTGACTGAGCTCGAAGTTCTGGAGGGAGAGAGTTCCACCTATGACTGCGTTCGAGGCGGTCACGAACCCCGTCGTCGGGTTATTAAACTGGACGACTTGGGTCGTGGTGTTATTCTCGTTGGTCACGTGATCCAAACCCTGTGACGCGACGATCGTGGCGTCTCCTATGGTGATACTGGTCGCGGCGACGTTACCGTCCACGACGAGAACATTTGAACCCGTGTCCTCCACATAGAGGTTTGAACCCACTTCGAGGGTTCTCGTGGGTGCCGTTGTCGTGGCTATACCCACGCTATTACTGTAGTAGATTGGATCACCTGGACTCCCTTCCCACTGACTGCTCACGATATTCGCGATGTTACTACCATCACCATGAAGAAATGTGGCTGTCAAGACACCCACGTTGGCAGTTCCGTGAACATCGAGTGTGTGGGTGGGATTGGTCGTTCCTATACCCACATTATTGTTTTGTGCATCGACAAAGAAGTGATTCGTCCCAACCTTCAAGTTGTTGGCCACGTTCACCTTTCCCGAAAATGTCTGTACATTGATGTCAGACATCTTATATATTTAGTTTAGATAAAATTGAAGTCAAGGTTTCTTCAATCATACCGAGACGACTCTCGATATTCTTCACCTTTATGTCTAGAATCTCCATCTCCGCATTTTTATAGTTGAGCTGTTTATCGAGGGAGATGAGGGAAGCGACTGACGTTTCGAGGAAACTCACGCGGGGTGCGAGTTTTTCCATCTTTTCACCGACGAGGGACGGGTTGGGTGGTTCGGGCCACACGGGGTTTGTGGGATCTTTGGTTGTGGAGGGGAGATCACGGAGAGCCTGCATGTACGTCATCCACTCTTCGGGTACATCCGTACCACTCGAATATGCCCTGAGGGTGACCCAATCCGCATCGGCGAGGCGTCTGTTGCGTTCTTGGCGGAGTTTTGTTATAGGTTTAGATTCGATTTCTTTCTTTAACGTGTTTTGTTTTACCACTTGATCAAGTCTTATTTGAAATTCTTCTTTTGATGGTATGTGTGGGTAAGAACCAAAATATATAGATTCATACGTAACGCCGTTTGAAAATGTACCTATCTTTGGACACATTTCCCTGATAACCGTGGACACGATATTACAATTTTCGGGTGTCAACTCCATTACTGATATTTAAGAAATTTTATTGATGTTTAAAGATGAATGCGCCGTGGCGATGTATAAAGTTACGGTACCCGCTGCTGAATAAAAACGGAACTTCCAATCTTTCTTCATATAAACCGTTTTACTATACGATCTTGTATCATCGGTGGAGATGTTTGCGGTATAAAATGTATACGTGTTTTCTACCTGGTTCGAATTTGAATCTTGAAGCTCAAAGCTACCCCAGCGACCCCCATCAAATCCATTAATGAACATAGCCATATCAATAGAATACATACCATCTTCGGGTGCGGTAAAAAAACCCGTGGTTGCATTCCATGCGGTCGGGTCGGCTCCGTTACGAGTTTTTTTTACGGTTCCATATACAGTGGAGTCTCCGTTGCTGGAAAACCAATTCTCACCTGATGTATAAACAGCGTTACCACCGTTTCCAGATATGAACCACCCCATCCCTGCATTATTTACCATTCCCGATGTTTTAATATCCCCACGCACATCCAATTGCGCTTCGGGAGCCTTCCCAATACCAACGGCCGTGTCGCTGATGACCATGGACCGCCCGGTTCGGCCCAAGTTGTAGAGTTTGCGGACCTCTGAGGGTTCGAGAACTGTGTCGTACAGTTTAGGGTTGGAGATATATCCCGAGAAAGCTTCGTACCCGGCGCCATGCCCCGCACCTACTAGCCAGTAATTGCTAGTGACATTTAAAGTACGCGCCGTACCACCGAATGTACCGGTTACTGGTTCACCGTTTAGATAGAGTTTGAAAACGCTCGAAAAGTTACTAGATGTAATACTACCGGTACCCTGCTTGATCCCGACGACGTGATACCATCTATTACTTTCAATGACACCAGCAACATCAAGGCTACACCCAGTACCGATACTTATTCTTAACGTTCCATTAGTTACAGACACCATCAATACTCCACCAATCGCATACGCACCTAGCCACATGATCGACTGGTTTACAGTCGATGCGTTTGTGGTTTTAAACCAAGCCGACATCGAACATATTTTATCACCAGTCATTGCGGGAGAAAGTGACTCAGATACTATGACTCCATTATTCCCATTAAAATTGAACGCCTTATCCGCTACGGAGTAGGAGGCACCACCATTAAACGTCCCATGATTCCCCCGCCCCGAGATATCTGTAGGTGAGGAGTTCACGGTGGTATCGAAATCCACCACCAACTTCTCGGGTCTCGGGGTTTCCGTATCCACATCATACCGCGAAACGCGGGGCACATCGAGGGACCTTGTGAGTGAGAGCGAACCCTTATCGAGAGTTGTGGAACTGGGGGTGCCGAACCATTGAAGCTCGCCTATGATCACAGTAAACGCGTAATGAAGTGTTCTAGTCGTAATTAGGACATATTGGTTATAGTCCGTATTACAATTGATAGTAACATATTCACCCGCCGCCGAAAAACTATAAGAACCCGCAGAACCACCATATTGAAGTCCGGTGAACGTATGTACATGATACCACTTAGTTCCGTCATTTGAACCTAGAATGACACCATCTTCAGGGGCACATCTAGAATTTATAGATTCGGCGGTTCCCCATTGTCTTATTCGTAAACGCTTAAGGTTAATTTTATAAGGTAACTTGAACGTTGTCCACGCACCATAATACCTGGTACCATAAGCATCATTGAATCCTAATCCAGAAGAAGATGTCGCTGCAAAATCAGTTCCAGCATACACGTTACCACCTGTGTATCCACTGTTTCCATTATAAGGCCCATACCAACCTGTCGTCCCTTCATCTTTTGCATACATACCGACACCGCTATGCGTTTCAAAATTACCTTGATAGTAATAAGGGGTATACCAAGAGAACACACCATGACCTGGAATGTGGGTTTCGTAATTCGTTAAAGGACCCGGAGGATACTCTTGAATCCGCTCATCTCCCGCCAACTCGAGTTGCCCCGAGGGTTCGGTGACCCCCACGCCCAAGTGTCCCTTGTATAGGGTCACTTGGGATTTGGACCCCAAGAAATAGTCTTTTTGGTAATCGTAGAGTTCCTTCACTTGGTCGGCGTTCAGGGCCTTGGAATAGAGACGGAAGTTCGCGATGGAGCCGTTGAAGTATCCACCGGGTGAACCAAGTGCATTTTCATTTCTACCTAAAGTCAGTGCCGTTCCGGTTAAAACTAATGGTCCGTCTGAAGTATACGCGTCTATTCCTATTTCTACGCCGTTGACATATATTTTGTGTGTTGATAAGTCGGACGTGTTTCCACCAGTATATGTCGCGGCGATATGGTACCATACATTATCGGTGATAACATCTGTATGATAAACTCCACCACCCCAGTGCCCGTGTGCAATTTTGTCATCGTGAAGAAAAATAGCTGATTGCTGATGAGATGTACCCCCCTGTCCCAATTGGACCAGATATTCAAATTGACCCACTTTCGCGATTCTTTTAAACCATAAAGAAATCGTATGAACTGGGTCGGATCCGGTTGTTAGCCCATGTGTACCTGTTACGTATTGCGAAGACCCGTTGAACTTGAAGGAATCAATGCCATCAGTCGAATCCAATGTGGGTGAATGTCCCGCGACGGTTCCGGTATTCGTATTCGGAGAAAGGTCTGGAATAGGACTCTGGACTGTACTTTCACCCTTCGCATCATAGTAGACCTCCAACTGGGTCCCCGTGGTCGCCGGCACGTTGTACACGGACTTTAGGGTGGTGTCTAGGGAGGCATCACCTTCTTCGTGGCCGTAGTATTCGAGTTCATTTATGTACGCTTCACCACCGTTACCGGCTAAACTTTTTACCAGTAAACGATGGTAGGTGTAAAATTCGGTTGAATTGACGTGACCAGTATACACTTCGGGTCCCGGGTCGGTCATGCCATTAGTCTCTGTATGGAGAAGCTTCCATGTACCGTCGGTTTCCGAATTACTGCCTAATAGAACGAAACTATCGGGTCTATAGTTATCCACATCGTTAAGTGTGTGAATTTTGTAATAACTCACCTTAATTCTATTTGGTGTTTGTAATGATAACCAATCACCATAATGTACCGTTCCATCGGTATCAGTAAGGGAAACTGTGTGCGTACCAGCATTCAAATAATTGAATGGTGTCGTTCCACTGTATCCCGAGTCCGACGACTGCCATGAAGCAGTTCCAGAAGACGGTGAAATAACACCATTAAATGCATTTTTTGGCTGTAAATTTGTATCATACGTGGCTGTGGAACTCGCACTCGCCACATACCCACTCGTCGCGGACTCGTCGTTTTGGGTCAAAGCCACCTCCGGGTACTTCCGCAGGGGTCGATCGTGGGGTCCCGTGTATTCGGCGACGACGTTGGAGTTCACTGTGACATTGGCTACATTCGAGACTTGCACGAGGTTGAGGTCACCTTGGAGGCTCGTCTTTCCCACGATGTGAAGATTTGAGGTTGGGGTATCTACACCCACGCCAAAACTAGAATTGACTGTGTCGATCACGATGTTCGAGTTTGAACCACGGAAAATAGCCTTTTCCGTACCCTGAAACTCTAATATACCGTTCGTGGTCATCTCTACTATTGGGGGAGGTTTTTTTAAGTGACAGAGTCACTTGATACGAACTTTAGAAACCTTTGGTACGGGTTTGTAAAGTTTGAGGAAACGAGTTTTGTGTTACTCGGGAGGAGTTGGCCAAATGGGATTCGCGGGGTCTTCTGTGTTCGCGGGAAGGTCGCGGAGGGTCTGCATATATACCTTCCATTCATCCGGGACGGGTGTTCCCGTCGTGAAAGCACGCGTAGCTATCCAATCAGACGCTGTGAGACGCCTGTTTCGTTCTTGTCTGAGAAGATTCATTGGAATTTGTCGGTCCATCTCAGCTTTTCTCGCTTCGAATTGTTCTTTAGACGGGCGTTGATTTAATGGAACATCACCCCAAACTATACCTTCATAACAGTTATCCGCTACACCTCCAGGTACCACCGATGTATTTTTAAAAAAGGAAGCTAACACAGTGGAAGTGTGTGTACTGCGTTTATCCATATTTAGTATACATGTACATTTTTTACT